TAGAGGGTGAAGTAGCAGATGCAAAACTAAAGTCATTGGATTCTGAAAAGTATACTTTACAAGAAAGGATTGATTTATTAGAAGAGGCAGGAAGAAAAAATGAGGAAATATTTAAGGGTGAGGTAGAGATAGCAAAAGAACGGTTAAGACAAGTACAGGAACGCAACAAACTATCAGGATCAACAAAAGAGGACTTAGATGAAGAGGCACAACTACAAGCTGATTTAATAAGGTTAGAGAAAGAGAAAGCAAACGTACAAAAGGAAACTTTTGCACAGGCACAGGGACTTAGAAACCAGGATGCAGCAGAAAAGAAAGCAGCATCAGATGCAGAGATAGCAGCAGAGAAAGCAAAGAATGAGCAAATAGAAAAGGACAAAAAAGCAGTAAAGGCGAGAGCAAGAAAAGAAGCAGATGCAATCTCAAAGGCAGCAGTTGAAAGGGAGGCAATGCTATGGGCAAACCTATTTGCAGCAATGGATAACGCAGGGCAACAATGGTTATCTACATTTTCTCAGGGCATGATGGATGCTATGAAAGAGATTGAAGAAACAGGCAAACTATCCACTAAGGGAGTTATGGCTGTTATGTCATCTTCACTAAAAGCAGGGGCACAGTTAGTAAACCAGATTGCAGCCATGATTGACACTAGTAGTAAACAAGGATTTGAAAAGCAGAAAAAACTAAGAATTGCAGGGGCGTTAATGGATTCATTTGCCGCAGCTATTGCAGGAATGTTGGCAGGGTTGTCAATAGGTACACCATTTGGTATTGTATTAGGTGCTATAACAGCAGCAGCTTCTCTAGCCTTTGGATTGGTTCAGGTATCAAATATTAAAAAACAGAAGTTTGATGGGGGAGGCTCATCAGGTGGAGGGGGTTCTGCTCCTAAATTACAACCATCAACAGCAGCACCAAGTTTTTCAAGTATCGCACCTGCAACAGGTGGAGAGCAGGGTATATCAAACGCATTAAACCAAGATAATGACATACCACCTACACAGGCATTCGTAGTAAGTGAGCAAGTAGAATCAGGTTCAGCATTAGAGAGAAACATAAAAGCAAATGCAACAGTATAAAAAACAAAAGTTAACTTAAAGCGTTATATTATTATGGAAGTATTCGAAGTAATATTAGATGAGGAAAACCCTCAAAGTGGGATAAATGCTATTTCACTTGTTAACTCACCTGCAATAGACATAGACTTTGTGGCATTGAGTAAAGAGAAACAAAAACATATAAAATTAGCAGATGAAGATAGGCAGGTTTTAATGGGTGCTGCATTAGTACCTAACAAACCTATTTACCGTAAAGTTGGGGAAGATGAATTTTACATTATCTTTTCAAAAGAAACTATCCGTAGAGCATCAGAGTTATATTTTATTCGTAACCGTCAACAGTCTGCAACCTTAGAACATGAGGGGTCAATAGATGGACTGACAACCGTAGAGAGTTGGATTGTTGAAGATGCAGAAGTGGATAAGTCAAAAATTTATGGTTTTGATGTACCGTTAGGAACATGGATGGTATCTATGAAAGTTGATAACAATGATATCTGGACTAACTTAGTTAAGACAGGTGAAGTAAAAGGGTTCTCAATAGAGGGGTTTTTCATGCCTGAACTAAGGGAAAAACTAAGCAAAGAACCTATTGATGAATACAAGACCAAACTAAATGAAGTCAAACGATTACTAAACATGATATGAAAAATAAAGAATTTTTTGATCCACCAAGAACAGGTAAAAAAGCAGTATTAAATTGGAGTAAGTCTACCTATTCTACTTTAGTGGAAATAGATGGTGAACAACCTTACTACACTTATCAGGGGATAGGAAGTCTAACAGGAGGCAGTACACAATCAATTAGCTAATGCCAGAACTACAAACCAAATAATTGTTTTCATAGTGTTTTTTAAAGGGGGTGTTGTGGTTTACATCCCCTTTTTTTTATGCCCTGTAACCCCTATTATCATTGAGTTTCCTATTATCTTTTATTATAGGTATAATACTATTAAAAAAGGTTAAGTACGCTTAGACTTAACAAAAAGGCTATTAGATTCGATTTACCAATTTACGACAAAACAAGTAGTAGAGCGTTATATTGTTATATTTATTTAATTAAATTTTTATACAAATGAGTAAAGAGAAATCAATTTTAGAGAAGATTCGTAAAGTTGTTTTGGGTGACGATATAGAGTTAGCCGAAATGACTTTAGAGGATGGTACTGTAATTTTTGCAGAAGCATTTGAATCAGGCGAAGCAGTTTGGATGCTCGATGGGGAGGAACGTGTACCCCTAGCAGTAGGTGAATATGCTTTAGCTGATGGTATGATTCTATCCGTTACGGCTGAGGGTGTTATTGACAGCATTGCAGCAGCAGAGGAAGAGTTAAGCCAGGAAGATTTGGATGCTATCGAAAAAATGAAAGCCGAAAATGAGGAACTAAAAACCAAGAACGAACAGCTAAAAGCTGACAACGTAAAGAAAGAAACTAAACTTTCTAAACCTGCATCAAGAGGTGTTAAGACTTCCCCAGAGGGTAAGATTGTTTTGGCAAAAGAAATGCCTAGTAACCTTGACCTGTCAAACATGAGTGTCAAGGAACGTATTACACATCGTATGCAGCAAACACCATTTTACAACAATGTAAAATTGGCAACTACTGAATCAATCACTACTACCTATGCAGGGGAATTTGCAGGGCAGTACATTGGGGCAGCTACTCTATCAGGTGTTACTTTGGGAGCAAATGCTATCACAGTCAAGCCTAACATCAAACTAAAAGAAGTTGTTAAGAAAATTTCTACTGCGAGTATTTTAGCAGATGCAACTTGTGACTTTTCACCAACAGGTACAGTTACATTAACAGAGAGTATTCTTACACCTAAAGAGCTTCAGGTAAATCTTGAACTTTGTAAGACTGATTTTCAATCGGATTTTGATGCTATTTCTATGGGTTATTCAGCATTTGACGTATTACCTCCTAGCTTTCAGGCTTTCTTTGTAGAGCAGATGGCAGGTATAGTTAATGCAAGTGTAGAAACTTCTCTATGGCATGGCGTTGAAGCAACAGCAGGTCAGTTTGAGGGTCTGGTTGTGAAAATGACAGCCGATAGTGATGTAGTTGATGAGGCAGGAACAACAGTAACAGCAAGTAATGTTATAGCTGAGTTAGGTAGTATAGTAGATGAAATTCCTGCAGCAGTTTATAACGAGCCTGATATGACTTTATATGTAGCACCTAATATCGGAAGAGCATATATCAGAGCATTAGGTGGATTTGCAGCTAGTGGAGTTGGAGCATCAGGTACAAATGCACAAGGTACACAATGGTTTAACAGGAGTGGTGGACTCACATTTGATGGAATACCTGTATTTATTGCAAACGGTTTGACATCAAACTATGCAGTAGCAGCACAGGCATCTAACCTATGGTACGGTACTGGTTTACTGAACGACAACAACGAAGTCAAAATAATTGATATGGCTGACATTGACGGCAGCAAAAATGTTCGTTTTGTAATGCGTTTTACAGCAGGTACACAATACGGCATAGGATCAGAAATTGTACTTTATACACCTGCTTAATCTTATAGACTATGGCATGTGATTTAAGCAAAGGAAGATTAGAATTATGTAAGGATGCAATCGGTGGCATTAAGGCAGTCTATTTTATGAATGCAGGGGATGGAACGATTGTAGAAAGTGCTGAGGATATTATCACAGATTTGGGAGAGGTAACAGTCTATAAGTACGAAACCAAGGACATATCTAATTTTGAGGAAACCATTAACTCTTCAAGGGAAACAGGCACAACTTTTTGGGAGCAGGTGTTAAACCTAACTGTTAAGCAGTTGAACGCTGTAACTCGAAAAGAACTGAAGATAATGGCTTACGGCAATCCTTATGTGTTTGTCCAGGATAACAATGACAACGTGTTATTCTTAGGGCGTACATTTGGAATGGAAGTAACGGGAGGAACGGTTACTTCAGGAACAGCGATGGGAGATTTATCAGGATATACTATGGTATTGACAGGGCGTGAGCAAGAACCTGCCAATTTCCTAACTGCAACTGCTGACCCAACAGCAGCAGACTATCCTTTTGATCAAATACCAGGTCCTGTAACTGTAACAGCAGGAACAGACCCACCATCCTAGCGGATGATATAAAAAACCCCTGCCTAATCGGTGGGGGTTTTTCTTTATACCAATATACAAAAAAGAAACAAAATAGGGGTTTAAGCGTTATATTAGTATGATTATATTATCAGCAATAGCGACTGCTCAAACCATAACCCCTTATGTAAGGGACTATGAGGGCAGCACGTTCAATGTAATGGTTATAGATGAAAGTCTTAACTCATCAGATTCTAATTTAGTTGCAGGTACCATCTCAGATGGTATTTTAACAATAGATGTTACCTACAATTTTATAGAGGGTCGTTTTTATATGGTTAAGATTTATTTAGGATCACAGCTAGTTAACTTTTCTAAGATATACTGCACAGACCAAACCGATTTAGAGAACTATTCTGTAACAGATGACTACTACACACAGCCAACAAAGACAGAAACAACATACATAACAAAATGATAGAATTTGTAACATTATCAAATTATACAAGTCCATCTATAACGGAAAACCCTCAGAAGAAATGGGTAGAATACGGTGAGGGTAATAATTATTTTGAGTATTTGTTAGATAGGTACAGGGGTTCACCTACAAATCATGCTATTATAAACGGTGTTGCTGATTCTATTATAGGCAACGGGTTAACAAGTGCAGATGCAGCCAATAAGCCTCAGGATTATATGCTACTTAAAAGACTTTTCAAAGATGATGACTTACGCAGGTGGGCATTTGACTTAAAATGCTATGGTTTTTATGTTCAGCAGATAATAATGGATGAGGCATTGGAGAATATTGTAGAGGTTAAGTACACACCCGTTCAAAATTGGCGTTCAGGCATTGCAGATGAAGAGGGTAACATAGATACAATGTGGTATAGTGATGACTGGATGCAAACCAACAAGAAACAGTACAAACCCCAAGACTTTCCAACATACAACCATAGTATAAAAAGACCACTTTCTATTTTAGCAGTTAAACCTTACAGATCGGGTTCATTTTATTATCCATCAGTAGATTATCAGGGTGCTTTACAGTATGCACACATAGAGGAAGAGATATCTAACTTTCATCTTAACAACATTATGAACGGTTTATCACCTGCTATGTTAGTGAACTTCAATAATGGTGATCCTGGTGAGGAAAAACGCAAAGACATGGAACGCAACATTCAAAACAAATGGGGTGGTACATCAAATGCAGGTAAATACGTTTTGGCGTTCAATGATTCAAAAGAAGAGGCAGCAACTATTGAACCTGTTGCACAACCTGACTTAGATAAGCAATATCAATTCTTATCAGAGGAAAGCACTAAGAAAATAATGGTAGGACATAGGATTACTTCACCTTTATTCTTTGGTATTAGAGATTCATCAGGGTTAGGGTCAAACGCAGATGAAATAAAGAACGCATGGTTGTTGTATGAGAGAACTGTACTAAAGAGTTACAGGATACTTATGCTAAACAATATTACTTTCCTATTGGGAGAGCAAAAAAACTTCTTAGACGTAGGAGTTGAGAGCAATACACCTATTGAGTTTGAAATGTCTAATGAACTTTATTTACAAGGTGAGGAAATAGATTTGGAAGAGTGGGAATTGGTCCACGAGCAAGAGGTAAACTATGATGAAGATGACAGAATGGACAGAATATTGTTAGCAAGTGTACCAAGTTCATCACCCACAACAAAAAGTGAACAAGATACAGACTTATTCAAGGTTCGTTATGTATATTCACCAGGAACAACAAGTTTTAATACAAGGGAATTTTGTAAAAAGATGGTGAGTGCTAAAAAGGTTTACAGAAAAGAGGATATTATAGCAGCAGGGGATAAACCAGTTAACAGGGGTTGGGGTTTGAATGGTGCAGATACTTATTCTATCTGGCTATACAAAGGCGGTGGTAACTGCCATCATTTTTGGATGCGACAAACCTATGTAAGAAAAAATAATAAGCGTATAAGCGTGAATGAAGCACGTAGAATGATATTACAACAGCCGCCAGATGAAAGGGAACGATTACCTGTTAACGATACAGATGTAGCAAAGCGACCTACTGACATGCCTAAACATGGATTTGTAAATAAGAACTAAAATGGCTGAGGTACTTTTAATAAATAGGGCAGATATAATGCGAATTACTGGGTTAAGTGGCAACATTGATGAAGACAAGATTTTGCCCCATGTAATGACTGCACAGGACATTCATTTACAACCTATAATCGGCACTAATTTAATGCAGAAAGTGAAAGACCTTATAGAGGATGATGAATTGGATGATGCAGGTAATGAATACTATGCTACTTTGGAAAACACATATATAACACCTACTCTAGTTTATTTAGTAATGTGGGATTTTCTACCCTTTTTACAGTATGAAATAAGTAACGGAGGAATAAACCAACACACAACAGAGAACGGTATTAGTGCAAGTGAGGAAAATATGAATATGCTTATTAAAAAGTTCAAAGACAAAGCAGAGTTTTACGGTAACAGAATGAGTGATTATATTTGTGATAACTCTAGCGAGTTTCCTGAAATATCAGCAGCGATAACAGGAGGTGAGTTGAATAGTGAGGGACAACAAAACATGGGAGGATGGGTAATATAAGATACAGACCAAAAATAGAGAATATTAAGAAGATTGAAGTATATTTAAAAAGGCTATTATTAACTAAAACAAATAAAGATGGCAACTTATGTAACAAATGACGTGAGGCGATCACGTGAGCGAATTGTAGAGATTTCAGCAAATACTACATTAACAAAGGCTGATAGTGGCAAAACCTATATGTTGGATGCAGTAGGTGAAGTGATTACTTTACCTGCGGTGGGAACATCAACAGGAGTGAAGTACAAATTTATCTGTAGCACGACAGCAGCTACTACTGATTGGACTATTGTAGCAGCAACAAATGTTATACAAGGGTCTGCTCAGGTAGCAGGTGCAGTAGTAGCAGCATCGGATGAGAATACTATTACTTTGGTAGTAGCTAAGTTCTTACCTGGTGATTGGGTAACTTTAGACTGTGATGGTACTAACTGGTATGTAGAGGCATCGGTTGTAACAAGTACAGGGTGTACTTTTACAGCAGCTTAAATTACAAGGGATTGATCCCCTGAAAAAAGGGATTGATCCCCTGTTTTAAAACAAAGATTATGGCTATACCCGCAGGATATGGGAGTGTGTACTGTACCACTTGGTTTGGTGATTGGGATAATATTAAAAAGTCAATACCTTTTGATTCCCGCCCCGACTGTTTAAAATATATACCACCTGTACCTGATTACATTGTAAGGGTAGAGGCAGATAGTGGAACAGTAGAGGCAGCACAATGTGTAGGCGATCAAATAGAAAATTTAAAAGATAACTAATATGGCTATTTATGACGAAGCAAAATTAGTAAACATAGC